GTATTCCAGTTTACTATTAGATCATGTGCAAGAAGACAACGATTTACAGCGTATACAGGCAAGCGTTCATGCAAATGACAAACAAGCTATAAGATATGTTGAGTGGTTGGGTTTTGAGAATGAGGGTTTAATGAAGAAGTATGGTCCTGATGGATCAGATTATTATCGTTTTGCGAGGGTAGCATAATGGCACCACAATATTTAGCAGCAGCAGCAGTTGGAGCTTCTGGCTTACTGAGCTTTAAAGGCAGTCAGGCAGCTGCAAAAGCTGCAAGGCAAACAGCAGAGTATAATGCTAAAGTTGCAGAGCAAGAAGCGGTTTTGTTAGCTAGAACTAAAAGAGATGAAGAAAGGCAGTTAAGAAGACAATCAGAAAGGTTAATAGGGCAACAGAGAGTTGCAACAGCAGCTTCTGGTATAACAATGTCTGGTAGTCCATTACAAGCTTTGGCAGATACTTATTTTGCCACAGAAAAAGATGCACTTAGGATACAGTATGCTTCTGAAGTTGAGCAAACAAGGGCAATGGCAGATGCAACATTAACTAGGGCAGAAGGTCGAGCTAGATCAAGTGCATTGAAGACACAGGGTTATGCAAGTTTACTTGAGTCTGCTTCAAAAGCAGCAACATTGATATGAGATGAGATATGCCACGAATACCATTATATAATCAAGGACTAGGACCAACGCAACAATTAGCGACTGGTCAATTATCAAGAAGAGCAGATGTTGGTGCGTTTGCTGCACCAGGTAGAGCCTTAACACAGTTTGGCGAAACAGCAGGGCAGATAGCTTTTAATTTTGGTCAAGCACAAAAAAAAGAACAAGACAATGACGCTGTTTTAGCAAGTAAAATTAAGTTTAATCAAGATAGTGAAGATTATATAAAAAACAATCCTACTACTGATTTTCAAGAGTTTAAGGATAAATACAGTGCATGGAAAGAAGGTTGGTTAGTTTCTAATACACGAAATTTTGATGACAGAAGAAAAAGATTAATTACAAACTCAATAAACCCTATAGCAAGTATTCAATCATTAGAGGGTCAAAACAGGGCTTTTAATTTATTTAACGCTGAGGGAACTCGGGATATGAATACAAATCTTGAGACCTTTAAAAATATAATGGCTAACTTGCCAGAAACTGATCCTAAATTTTTGAATGCTAAAAAGTCTGCATTAGACATAATAAACAGTGGCAACAGAACTGGCAGAAATATTACTTACAAAACCGAAGAAGATTTTTTAAGAGCAACACAAATAGATAGATATAAAGTCAAGATAAATGATGCTTCAGACTTAAGTTCATTAAAAAAAATTGATGAAGAAATTAAGCAAAGAAAAGATTTTGATATAGATCAAGTATTAGTTTTATCTGCTGCTGCAGGTAAAAAGCTTTCATATTTTCAAAAAAATGCTGAAGTTATATTTGATCAAAACATAGCAGGAATAGAAGCAAAAATACCAACAGGAAATGCTAACATTGAAGAAATAAAGCAACTTGACAGAAAAATGAAAGAAACGTATGCCGACAATCCTATTGCGTTGGATTCGGCAAAACAGAAGATTAATGTTTTAAAATCAAAACTAAGAGTTAAAAATGACTTTGATGAAGTAGAATTTGAGGACATTTCTTTAAGAAAAGATTTTGTTAATTTGTATAGGGATGCGTATCAAAACGAAACAAATACTGCAAAGGTTTTACAAAGAAAAGGGGAATATGAATTAGCTGCAAAATTATACCAAAATCAACAAGAAATATTATCTAAAGATCCTGTTGGATACATTAAGAGTCGTAGAAGAAGTGGTAAATTTCCTGCAGGACCTAATGATATAGACGAATTGTTAAATACAGCTGATGGAGTTATTGCCGCACAACGTATATTAGGTGTTGCAGAAAGTGATATAAAGCTTTACTCGCAAGATGAAATGAAACAAATCGCAAGCAATTATCTCAAAGCTGATGATGTTGAAAAGCCAGAAATATTAAGAAACTTGATAGCAAATGCAGGTGAGAATAATAAACAATTATTTAAGCAGTTATTTGAAAATGGATTTAATTATTATGATAATTTAGCAGCCTTAAATTTAAATACACCTTTAGCAAATCTTGTTTTAAATGCCAGAGGTTTTAATGAAAGGAGTTTAAGTAAAACAGAAAAAGAAACTTATAAAGAAGATTTTGCTTCTGTGGAAGATAACGTAAAAGAAAATTTACAAGATTGGGGGGAAAGTATAACTGGTAATGTTTTTACTGGTTCTGTGCTTTCTTTAAATAAAAGGCAACTTAAAAAAGATGAGATATTATCAACTATCACTAATGTAGCTAAATTTTTAGTAACGCAAGGATATAGTTCAAATGACGCTTCTGATAGAGCTTCTGAAATTATTTTGGGTAATTATTCTGTTGAAAAAATTAATGAAATAGCTTTTAGAGTACCTGCAACATTTGAAAAAGATTTAACATTAATAAAAACTTTTGCAGAAAATTATATAAAGGAAGAAAATCTTTTACAAAATGTAGGTGTGCCAAAGCAATTTTTAGATAAACCAAAGGCTTATTTAAAGTTAAGTTCATTTGGGTGGGTTACAAACTCTGCAGAAGATGGTGTTTATTTAGTAAATAGGCAAGATGGCGATAATGCTGTTTTAAATAAAAATGGGACAAAGATAGAATACAAATTTACTGACATGGCATCTAATCAAAGCGATATTGAGGCAAAAAGGTTAGCTGATAGGACTACACCACAAGCTGAGGCACGAAAAAAAGAAAAACAAGAAATTAGAAATCAAAACGCAAAAGAAATAAATAATTTTATAATGAATTTTATAGCAGGCGAAAAGTTTAAGAGAGACTAATGGTTGGAATTTTTTTACCAGAAGTGGCAGATAACAAGCAGCAACGAGAGAACTTTGGTGCTTATGCAGTAGCTTCGCCTACAGATATATTAAGTACAACTTTAGAAGAAACTATATACTATAATCCTTTTTCGGCACTTACCAGATCTTTAAGTTTGGCTGAAGCAAAAGCTCAAGGAAAAATGCTAACGAAAGATGAATGGTCTTCAAGTAAATATTTTCGTGATGGAATGAGTTATCCAGAAAAAGGGATTAGTGAACCAGCTGCTAAAATACTTGCAGAAAGGTATGATGAAAGGGAAACAAGAAAAGCAATTTTATCAAGAGGACCAGGTGGTTTTGGTATGGGTGCAGCAAAGTTTGGTACGGCTTTGTTTGGCAGTCTTTTTGATCCATTAAATGTAGCTTCAGTTTTTGTTCCTGGTGCAGCTATAAGAAGTTTTGTAAATGCAAGAAGATCGGTAAAACTAAGTGAAGAAATACAAAAGAGAAAAGTTGTACAAGAAACATTATTCCAAAGTGGGAAAACAAGAGAGAGGTTTGGTTTAGGAGCATTAGAAGGTGCAATAGGTGTGGCACCATTAGAAGTGCCAATACTTATTGCTGCTGAAATGGAGCAAGACAAAGATTATACAATTCTAGACAGTTTTTTAAATGTTACTATTGGATCTGTTTTAGGTGGTGGTTTGCATGCTGTTGGTGGCATTATGGCTGACAAATTAAGCAGAATGAGACCAGAAACAAAAGAAATGGCTATTAATTCTGCTATTTCGCAAAAAGTTATGGGCAAGCCAGTTGATGTTGAAGATATTGTTAATAGAGATAAAGCTTATTTTTACAGAAAATATGATCCTAAATATCAAGAGCCTATGGTTGTAAATTATGCTGATGAAGATAGTGTAACTGCAAGATTAGAAGATATAGAAAGATTAGATGATCCCAAGGCAAGAGCAAAAGGAAAAACTTTGCCACCTATGTTAAATCCAATATATCATCTAAATAACAACAAAAAGCCATTGCACTTGTTTGATTGGCTTAAAAGAAAAAAAGTAAGTTCAAGTTCTACCGATTATTCTGAATTAGAAAGATTTGGTCCAAGAGTTTTAGAGCAAATTACTAGAAAAAAACCTTTTACAAAAGGTGGGGTTAAAGTTGAAACATTAGATAATGTAATAAGAGATGCAGTTGATGCAGGTTATTATTTTGAGGAACCATCTTTATCAAGATTTATAGATGATTTAGATGATACAATTTCAGGAAGAAGAGAGGTTTATACATTTGCTGATGAAGATTTAATATTAAAAATAAAAGAGGCAGATGAATTATTAGACATTGCAAATAGGTATAAGATAAATCCAAAAGGATTAACAGATGATCAATTTAAAACAGAAATAAGAAGAAATGAAGAAGCAAATGCTCATTATGAAGAAATAGGAAATAGGAGATATGAAGATAGATCTTATAATCACATTGATCCAGAAGACTATGACGAAATAATGACTAGGCAAATGGAATCTCTTGATAATTACAAAAATGAATTTTTAGATGATGATTATGAGGATATATTCTCTGTTCCAGAGCCAACTTTAAGAGATGTAGAATTAAGTGACTTGGATTTAGAAATACAAGACTTAGAAACTAATATACAATTTTTTAGGGAAAATGATTTGCTTGATGATTTTTCTGAAGAGACTCTTAAAAATGCTAATGATGGTATAGAAAGAGTAGATGTGTCTTTTAGAGAAGCTGCATTAGCTGGAGCAAAATGTATTATGAGGTCTACATAATGTCACAACAATGTATTGCTAGAATAACTGAGAAAGCAAAAGAGCTTGGCAAAGAGCTTACCAAAGATGAAGTGCAGTCTATCTATGACAACTTAATTACACTTAGGAAAAACAAAAAAAATATTATGAGTCAGGCAGATGATGACTTACTGGCTAAAGAAGCTATTAAAATATTTCAAGAAGGCAAAATTAGAGCTGCTAGATTAAAAAGAAATACACTTAGAAACATAGAGATTAGAGCAAATTTAAATAAAAAAATAAAAGACATTGGTGGTAATCCATACAAAGCTTTGCAAGGAATATTGCTTGGGTCAGCACGAGACAAAAAATTAGATAGCATAGATGCAGAAACCAGAACAATAGCTCTTGATTTGCAAACAATGCTTATTAGGGGATTAGAGCAAGAAGATTTATTGCAAGTAGCACAATCAGGTGCAATGGATAAGCAGGTGGCTATGGCTATGCACCCTAAGCCAGGAATGACAAAAGAACAGATTGCAAAAGAATTGCCACAAGAAGCTATAAAAATAGCAGAAGTATTAAGAAAAGTTCAAAAATATTCTTTAAAAAGAAAAAATAGAGCTGGTGCATATATTTCAGAAATAGTTAATTACATAACAAGACAAACACACGATCCAGCATTGTTAAGAGATGCAGGTTTTGATAAATGGTATAATGACATTTATCCTAAATTAGACAAAAGAACATTTGATGATTTGGTTCCTAGAAAAGATGGGAAAAATGTAGAAGTAGAATTTTTAAGAAATGTGTACAACAGTTTGGTATCTGGGATTCACAAAAAAACAGATGCTGAATACACAATAGATGGTCTAAAAGATCCTGTTAGCTCATTTACTGGCAAAGCAAATTTAGCAAAAAAACTAAGTGAATCCAGGGTTTTGCATTTTGTTGATGGGGAAGCTGCTTATACATACTCAAAGAAATATAGCAGAAGCAATTTGTTTGAATCTGTTGTTGATGGATTGACACATGATGGAAGATCTATTGGTCTAATGGAAAATTTAGGCACAAATCCTAGAGCAATGTTTGAAAAAATATTAGATGATATAGATGCTGAAGCTAAAAAAGATCCTAAATTAGCACCTAGTTCACAAAAATTTAGGAAAAGACTTTTGGGTCAATTTTCAAATGTTGACAATTCTGTCAATGCTATAGGTGCAAGCCAAGGTGTATTTTATGGTGCAGATCTTGCTACTATTGGATCTGGCTGGAGAATGATACAAGAAATGGCTTTGTTAGGTGCTTCTGTAATATCATCTATGACTGATCTAGCTTCTAAAGCTGCACAACTTTCATCTACTACAGACAGAGGTTTTTTTCATAGTTTTGGTATAGGTATGAGAGATACATTACAAGCTTTTAAGACAGAAAAAGAAAAAAAGGGTTATCTAAGAAGAACTATAATAGCGGCAGAAGCTACTACAGGTAATATGATTTCAAGATATGGACCTGATGACTTTGGTCCAGGATTTATAAGCAAAATGACTGCAGTTTTTTATAAGTTAAATTTGATGAGATATCACAATCATTCACAAAAGTCTGGAGCTGTTGCTGTTTATATGTTTGATGGAGCAGAAGCAGTTGGTCAAAAGTGGGCAGATGTAGATGCTAATTTTAAAAATACTTTAAAAACATATGGAATATCAGAGAATGAACTTAAATTATTTCGTGGTTTGGATATGAAAGGCGAAGATGGTAACAATTATCTTTATCCAGATTTAGCAGAAGATATACCAGATGATGTACTAGATGCTTATATAAGGCAGCAAAAAGGCACACTTAATATTACGGAAAATATACGATTATCTACTAAGGATAGGCTTAGAACAAAATTAGGAACCATGTATGTTGATTTAGCTGATTCAGCCATACCTACTCCAGGTGGAAGAGAAAGATATATTATGAACGCTGGTTTGCAAAAGGGTACTGTAACTGGCGAAGCTATAAGAACTTTAATGCAGTTAAAAGGTTTTCCTATAACTATGGTCACTAAAGGTTTAACTCGTCAATATTACAGAAGTGGATTTATGGGTGTTATGCAAATGATTACAGGCATGACTGCTATGGGTTATGTCGCAATGACAGCTAAGGATTTATTAAGAGGAAGAGAGCCTAAAGAAATATTTAGTGATGACTATATGAAGTCAGCAAAGGTTTTAAAAATGTCAATGTTGCAAGGTGGTGGCATGGGTATATTTGGTGATTATCTTTTTGGTGAGTTCAACAGATATGGTCAATCGTTTACACAAACCCTTGCTGGACCTACATTTGGGACAGCAGATGATTTAGCTAGTATGTTTTCTAAATTTGTAAGAGGAGAAAATGTTGCTAAAGATGCAGTAAGGATTGCTATAAACAATACACCTTTTGCAAATTTGTTTTATACAAGAGCAGCTATGGAGTATATGTTTTTACATGGAATGATGGAACATTTAAATCCTGGTTATCTAAGAAGAATGGAAAAAAGATTGCAGAAAGACTATGGTCAGGAATACTTCTTTCCACCATCTAGGTTTGCAAGAGAGACAATTATAGAGAAAGCAATAGATTAATTGATTTATTTACAAAAAAATATTATAACGTAAAAATGAGGTAGTTATGACAGTTAGTAGCACAACCACAAAAAACAGTTACAGTGGAGACGGAAGTACCACCACATTTGCGTATGCTTTCAAGATATTCGCAGA